GAGCATTGGGCAATCGTAGTCTTCTTGCTGACCCTCGTGGTCAACAAATGAAAGATGTAGTAAATAGGATAAAGAAACGACAAGAGTTTAGACCGTTTGCACCCGTTATATTGCAAGAGGATGCACACAAATTTTTTAATGTAGACCGTGATTTTGAGTCGCCGTATATGCAATACATTGTGACCTGCAAGCAGCCAGAGGACTTCCCTGCCATTGTACACATCGACGGGACTAGCAGAGTGCAGACAGTAACGAAAGAGCAACACAGGGGCTTGTATGAGCTCCTGAGGCTATGGAAAAAGCACACCGGCTGTCCTATGCTATTGAATACAAGCCTCAACATTAAGGGTAAGCCAATAGTAAATAACAAGACAGATGCTAAACAATTTGAAGATAGATACAGAGTGAAAGTATTTTAGAAATAAATATAGCTATGAATAACATTGTAAATTTTCCAAAGCAGTATATTAGGACTGCTACAAATGGCTTTAAGATCAATCTCTATACTGAACAAGAGGTTGAGATGGCTCTTTTCTGCGTGAATATCTGGGGTGATGTTACCTATAAAGTAAGCATGAACTCACTTAGAACTTTATCTTCTGAGTATGTCTTGCTTAGTTTAGAGAGAGGATATCGTAGCGGATTATTGTCGGATGAAGCAAAGAGAGTTATAAATAAGATAATAGCAAGTATCGAACCAATTCACTCACCAAAGGAGAAACTGTCTTAGTACCAATCACATCTTTCCATTAACCACAACTAACCAAAAGGGTACCTAATGCCTAAGCGGAAGTCGAATCTTCAGATTGTACACGATGACTCACAACCAGCAAACATTAACAAAAAAAGCGGAGGATGCAAACTTAGAATTGATGATTTAGTAGTAATTGACCCTATGACAGAAATGCAGTCTATTTTCTTTCAGCAGTATAAAAAGGGATCAGCATTTTTACTACACGGTGCGGCAGGCACCGGAAAGACATACATCGCACTATATAAAGCACTAGAAGAAGTGCTTGACCCCGGAAACCCCTACAGAAAAGTAATCATATGTAGGTCAGCAGTCCCTTCCCGAGATATCGGTCACCTTCCTGGAGACCAAGCAGAAAAAACTGAAGTTTATATGCAACCATATATAAGTATGGTTGAGGATCTTTTTCCCGGCAAACAAAACCCGTTTCATCGATTGCAAGAAGGTAAGTCTTTACAGTGGATGATTACATCCTTTGTAAGAGGAATAACCCTTGATAACGCAATTGTATTAGTAGATGAATGTCAGAATATGAATGATATGGAACTCAATTCTATCATGACCAGAATTGGTACTGACAGTAAGGTAATTTTCTGCGGAGATTTTAGGCAGTCTGATCTGTACAAAAATAGAAACGATATGTCAGGTCTACAGAAATTTATGGTCATTGCAGACATGATGAAATCCTTCAACATAATTGAGTTTGGTATTGATGATATCGTCAGGTCTGACATTGTAAAGGAATATTTGTTGGCTAGAATGCAATATGAAGACCAATACTCTTGATATATACTTGATATTTTAACTTAGGTGTAGTATAATTATATTATGTTTAAACATGTAAAAGAACTGAAAGACTTTGCGAGTGACAAAACCGCTCCAGATGGCAGTAGAAAATACTTTACTGAGTCTGGAGCGGCCTACCCCTCTGTAACTACTGTTTTGGGTTACCAAACCAGAGATTCTATTATGCAATGGCGAAAGAGAGTTGGTGAAGAAGAAGCCAATAAGATCAGTCGCCAAGCATCTACCCGCGGCACAAAAATTCACCTTTTGTGCGAAAATTATATAGACAATGAAGAAGTTGATATCAGCAAACTTTCTATGCTGGATTTAGCTATGTGGAATTCGTTTAAACCAGTCCTTTCCCGAATAGATAATATTCATGCGCAGGAGATTGCTTTGTACAGCGACCACCTGAGACTAGCGGGAAGAGTAGATTGTATTGCAGAGTTTGATGGTAAACTCTCCATCATAGATTTTAAAACATCTAGAAAACCTAAAAAGAAAGAATGGATTGATAACTACTTTGCACAAGCGGCTGCATATTCTATCATGTATGAAGAAAGAACAGGAACCCCTATTAACAGGTCTGTCATTCTTATTGCAGTAGAAGATGAAGAGCCTCAAATCTTTATTGACAGAAGAGATAACTATGTGCATCATTTGTTACATGCAAGAGACTTGTATGAAGGTGACCACAAATGAAAAAGCCAAACTTTTTAACGATAGAACCCACTTCTGAGTGTAATGCCAGATGTCCACAGTGTCCTAGAACATACGATACTACACTTGAGACGGATCCGCATCTTGTAATAGATCAGTGGTCAGCGGAAGAATTAAGAAATTTTGTAAATTCTCCTTGGTGCAGTAATATTGTTGCCACACATATTAACGGCAACTATGGGGATATAGTGATGCATTCACAACCAAAAGAATTTATTAAGGTTTTGACGGATAAACATATCCATACCCTCATAAGCACAAACGGAGCCGGCTTGCACAGAACTTTTTGGTCATGGCTAGGCACACAAAAAAATGTATCTGTAGAATTCGCCATAGAAGGTATTGACCAAAAAAGCCACGAAATGTATAGAAGAAAAACACGGCTTGATGTTGTTTTGAAAAATGCTAAAGCCTATATTGAAGCAGGCGGTAAAGCGATATGGTATATGACACTATTTCGTCATAATTATAATCAACTTGCCGCGGCTAAAAAAATGTCAGAGGAGTATGGGTTTAAAGAATTCAAACATAGAAACTCAGAAAGATTTGTATTTAAAGACCTGATTGTATCAGACGGCGGGTACAGATTAGAACCAGCTCCAGGAGTTCCTATAGGCATCAATGAATCTGATGATTTAGGTAATTGGTTTCATAATCCCTCTGTCGCTTCTAAAGATATGTCTTTGTGGGAAGACATGTTAGTCAAAAAAGAAGGTAAGATAAAATGCCATGCAATCAACAAAGAAAATCATTTACACAACATATATCTCTCTGCTGATAAAAAACTTTGGCCCTGTTGTTTCATTCCTAATGAAGTTGATTTAGGATACAAGATAGGACAAATGAATGATTGGATTAGACGCTTTTATGTAGAGCGAGGGTTAGATAGGAACTTTAACAGCCTATTACATCACACACCTGAAGAAATAATGAACACGGGTATACTTGATGAAGTACTCAAATGGGATATGGATGTATGTTACCAAAACTGTGCAGGATGTGGTTGACAAATGCCTGCACATGAGTTAATATATATACTGTATCAGTTGATGAAGCGGACTGAAAGATTGTAGGACGGGGGTGCGATTCCCCCCAGCTCCACCATAAACGAACTCGCAATCTTACATGGGTCTAGTGTTGGGTTGTATTTAGAGATAGACTCCTAAATTTAAGAGTTCGTTTATGATGGGGCTGAACAGGTTCGACTGCGATTGTATAGGACAAGTGGAGACTGATTGACTGGCAAAGTGCCATGTAATAACTGCCAACGATGAGGCATACGCTCTAGCCGCTTAAGGTTAGACGGGGTATGGGTTCCACCTTGTTATCAAACGGACCCATTTTTGACACACAACACACACAAGGAGATAGTTATGTCAAATCCATATGAACTAAGATTCAACATGCTTATGGAAGCAAAGTTAATGCTCGTAGAAGAGTATCACGCAAAGAAAGAACAACTCATAGACAAATACATGGCATTGAAAGATGCCGGTGAGTCGATTGAGTATCCTACCTTACCCGAATATCCTACTTTTGAGGATACTCAGCGGTTATGTAACCAAATGAATTCTTTTGTAAGTAATTCTGGTGGTAAACACTAAGTAGTTTTAAAGGTATGGGCACCACCTTAACGGGCCTCTTAAACTAAGGAGGTTTTATGAGAATTATTTCATACATACTAACTTTAACATTAGGGTTGATAGCAGGCACCAGTTTGTTTGAAAAGGAACCTAATGATGTTAAGACAATTGAAGTTGAATTAGAACTAACTCCTGTTGTAATCGTTGAATCAAACCCTATTGCTCTGGAAAGTGAAATAATCTGTTTAGCAAGAAATATTTATTTTGAGGCTAGAAGTGAGAGCATTACAGGTCAAACCGCGGTTGCAAGTGTTACTCTGAACAGAGTAAAATCCAATAAATTCCCTAACACTATATGTGAAGTTGTACATCAAGCAAAATATTCAAGGTGGTGGAAAGAAAATCACAACAAAGATGTTCCTGTAAGAAATAAATGTCAATTTAGTTGGTACTGTGATGGAAAACCCGATAAAGTATATGACCATAATGCATATAAAGATATTTACACTCTTGCTGAATACATGTATAATGAACAAATAGATAGCACAGATGGTGCAACACACTATCATGCAAATTATGTTTCTCCTGCTTGGTCTAGTCAAATGACAATGGTGGGTGTTGCGGACACACACATTTTTTATAAAGATTATTGAAATGAATCATTATATTGTAACCGGCGGCTGCGGGTTTATCGGCTCACATTTAGTTGAGGCACTGGCAACAATTGAATGCTGTGTTACCGTTGTTGATGATAAAAGAAACGGAACATACATTGTAGATAGTCCGTATGTTCAGTATATGCATTGTGCGGTTGAAGATGTTATTCTAGATACTGTTGGAATTCACGGCGGACTCATGCCAGTTGATGGCATCATACACTTAGCTAATACCCCTAGAGTCAGACTTTCTATGGAAGAGCCTAGAGATGCAATTTTAAATAATATTGTTCCTACTGTGGCTGTGTGTGAGTGGGCTAGAGAATATAAGTGTCCGCTTTATTTTGCTCAAACTTCTAGTAGGCTACACTCTTCACCATATTCAAATCCATATACATTTGGCAAAACTATTGCAGAGGAGAATTTAACTCTCTACAATAAACTTTGGGGTGTACAATCACACTTGTTATATTTTTATAACATCTACGGGCCCAGAGAGGCTGACTATGGACAACACAGCACCGTGATTAGAAGTTTTAAAAATCAGGTGTTAAAAGGAGAACCGCTTCGTATATATGGAAGCGGAAGAAAAGAAAGAGACTTCACTTTTGTGAGTGATGCAATAGCGGGTATCGTAAAGTTACTTCTTACAATACCCGCGAAAAGACCTAAAAACATTCATCTAGGCAAAGGCGATCCTAAATCTATATTACAAATCGCTGAAGCATTTGACCATCCATTCATACACGAATTTGATCGTCTTGGTGAAGCAGAAAAAACTATTTGTAAAACACCCTTTGTAGAAGGTAAATTTGATGTGATAAATTATATTAAACAGTGGAAACTTAATTATGCCCAAACTAGTAGTTGACAACGATATGGAAGACAGATCCACTGTAACGGATGTTTTTCTAATTACTAAACAATTTAAAACTCAAGTAGAGTTTTCTCAATATATCGAAAAGTTAGCTAGTAGGACTGATTCTAGCTTAATCGATATATTAGTAGAGTATTGTGTGAAACAGGAAATAGAAATCGAGTCAGTTAAGAAACTGGTCACTCCCTCACTTAAAGAAAAAATTAAAGTCGAGGCAGAAGACTTAAATCTAATGAAAGAAAAAACAGTGAAGTTGCCGTTTTGATTATTGCTATTACAGGATGTTCAAGTGGTGTGGGAAAAGAATTAGTTAAAATACTAAAACACGAACACCAACTAATTCAACTCACCCGAGATATTATTGACTTAGATTTTCCTGAGAGAATACGCTCATTCGGTAAAGTTGATATGTTAATAAATTGCGCTGGACATGATGTCGGAGGTAAAGTTCCTTTCAGTGAGATGCACTGGAGCTACTGGAGCAGAGTACTAAACACTAACTTGATTAGTGCAATGCGACTCTCACAATTAGCAATACAAGAAAACGAAAATGTCACTGTTGTTAATATCACAAGTACAAATGTAGAAAAATTCTATCCGGGTGATTTGGCATATAGTCTCAGTAAAAAGGCTTTACAAATTTTCGGTGATATGTTAAGATATGAACACCCAAGCGTTACAGTTAAAGAAGTTATTTTAGGACTAACCAAAACAAACTTCAATGCAAATAGACACAAAGAAAAACACAAGCCAATGGATGACTTGTATGCAATGGATCATCTAGTTCCTGAAGAGGTTGCTAGTATGATTGCAGAGTTTATTTTTAGTGAGAACAAGAGAATTAGGATAGCACCTTGAATAATCGTTATGGTTGGCAACTATATCATTGGCACATTGAGATCAGTGCAAAGTGTACATTGAAATGTCCACGATGCCCTAGAACAGAACTGCCTGCGACCTCTTGGACTAATGATGAATTCACTTTACAAGAATTCAGCCAAGCATTCACGCCTCAGTTTATAAAAGAAAATGTCAAGCGGTTTACCTTCTGCGGAGACATTGGTGACCCTATCTATTGCAAAGATTTCTTGTTGATATGCGAATACATCAAAAACATATTACCTACATGCCATATTTTTATTATTACAAATGGCTCATATAAGAAAAAGACTTGGTGGGAAGAACTTGCTACGATTCTCAATGAATATGATACAGTAAATTTTAGTGTTGATGGATACGACCAAGAAACTAACAACATGTATCGTGTGAATTCTAATTGGGATAGTATCATGCAAGGCATGTCTGTGATGGGACACGATTCCGATGCGTTTGTAGTTTGGGCGTCAATATATTTCAAATTCAATCAATTGCATCAGAACAAGATTAAAGATATTGCACAGATAAATGGATGTGATTCTGTGCAGTGGACTAAGAGTACAAAGTTTGCAAGTAAGTATGATACATATGGACCCTACGATCATTTAGAACCGGATGAGCAGTATATAAGCAAAACAAATAGGTATGAAAGAAGTGTAGTTCCGATTTCAGATAGAGTGCAGCCTATCAATGATTACATGCAAACAAATATCACAAAATACAATGAAACGAAGCCACATGGTAACATTCTTCCGTTATGTCTAGTAGGCAATCGAGGAATGTATCTGAGTGCTGATGGTACATTACACCCTTGCAGTTGGACTTCATTTCCTTACATTGCAATGAGTGATGGAGAGAAGACAATTAACTACAAAGATAGTTTCTTTGCAATGTACAGAGACCAACTATCAGTGAAGACTAATACAATAGAAAATGTATTGAACCATGACTTGTGGGAAAAGCTATTTTCTAGTTGGAAGAACAGCCCTTGGGTTGAGTGTAGTCTGAAATGTAAAAAGAATTATGTCGATTATGATTATGCAGTTGGATACGAGACAAACTAATGGAACCTTTTGAAGTATATCGTTTATACTTAGCACTTAAACTTCACTTCACAAAAAAAGATTATGACATAACAAAAACAAAAGGCGCAGTTAGAGCTAGTCAAAAAACATTTATGAAGCGAAAAGACTTGACTAGTCTCAGAAAAATTGCGAGGGACTACACCCGAAAAGAAGCAATTGACTTCCTTGTCGCAAATTTTGTTTCGGGTGATAGGTGGGGTGGTCTGTTTGACTTGGAAGCAAAAGAAAGATATACTCTGTGGCTAAAAAATAGGCAATCTTTTGCATATAAATTTGAACAAGACATCGCCAAAATAGATTATGAAATGGAGAAGGAAGAATTGCAGTCTCCATTTGAAGCCAAAGAAGGCCGACACCCATTGGTGTTTAGGCTTTATTTTGGTAAAATGATTTCTTTAGAAACGCTTGTAGTACTTGACAAATTCTACAATTATGTTACTATAGAGAATGATGATATCTTTTTACAAGACACTAGTATGTTGATTAAAAAATATCGTCCATTTGTCCAAATCAGTGATAGAATTAGAATCACTGGTGAAAGGCATTATAAATAGTAGTGTCCGCTGATATAGGACAATACACAAAAATACAACGCTTATACGGAGAAACAAATATGTCGTTTAATTCACTTTCAGACTTGCGCAAGGCAAGAGGCTCCTTCGATAACTTAATGAAGGAAGTCGAAAAGATCGATTCCCCTAAACAACAAGGCAATAACGATAGCAATGAATGGAAGCTGTCAGTAGATTCTGCTGGCAATGGATATGCAATCATTCGTTTTCTTGCTCCCCCTAAAGGAGAAGAACTTCCTTGGGTTCGTATGTGGAATCATGGCTTTCAAGGTCCCACGGGTAAGTGGTACATTGAAAATTCTCTCACAACTATGGGTCAGCCTGATCCTGTGTCTGAACTAAACAGCGAGTTGTGGAACAGTGGTGTAGAAGCAAACAAAGATATTGCACGAAAGCAAAAGCGCCGTTTGTCTTACTATGCTAACATTCTTGTAATCAAGGATCCTGCTAACCCTCAGAATGAAGGTCAGGTAATGCTTTACAAGTTTGGTAAGAAAATCTTTGATAAGATTAAAGATGTCATGCAACCAGAGTTTGAAGATGAAACTCCAGTAAATCCGTTTGATTTCTGGGAAGGTTCTAACTTCAAGTTGAAGGCAAGACAAGTTGAGGGATATCGTAACTATGATAAGTCTGAATTTGAGTCTTCTCCAAGTGCTGTTGCAAACAGCGATGAAGAGATTGAAGCAATCTGGGGTAAGCAACACTCACTGGCTGAGATGGTTGATCCTAAGAACTTCAAAACTTATGATGAGTTGAAAGCTAAACTTAATCAGGTTCTTACTGGTGGTGCAAGAGTTACTACAGCAGAAACTATCGCTTCTCAATCAGGTGATGATGATGTTGAAGACTTGCTTGCTGTTAAATCTGCTACATCTAATGTGTCAGTCAAGTCTAATGCTGATGAAGAAGATACAATGAGTTATTTTGCCGCGTTGGCTGAAGATGACTAATTAATATTAGTAGTCTGAGAAGGGGGACAATGTCCCCCTTTTTTTATATGTTAATAATCATTACCAAGCATACCAATCATTCTTACGCCTGATCTTGTTTCTGGTCCTATAGTTTTAGGCATAGATACAACTACATTAATATCCGGCTGTGGTTGTGGGGCAGGAGCAGGGGCTTGTACGACAACAGGCGCAGTCGCACCAGGAGCTGTTGCGTTATTTGCATCATCTGTTGCATTCTCTACTACAGAAGCATTCGTATTTCCAGAGAGACCCTCTCCGTAACCCGCTTCGATGTCGGTATTGATTTCGGCTTGCTCTCTTGCTTGTCTTGCTTTCTGATTTAAACTAATCACTTGATCGGGAGTGGCATTTGGATCGCTTGCCAGCCGCTCATAAAATTTCGCCCTGTCTTCAGGGCTTCCCAGGGAGCCGTCTTCTCCTGCTTTTCCAGCTTCATATGCCGCTTCGATTTCTTCAATAGGAACAGGTTCACCAGCATCAACAACCATTTCGCTAGGATCATCAAGCAGGCCTGTATTCATTCGATCTTGTTGAGCTTCATATTCTTCTCTTGATACTTCTTCGCCGTCTATCTCATAAGATCGGTCTACATTACCGGTTGCAAAGTCACCTTCGATAACGCCTTGTTCTATCAACGCCTCTTTGTCACCAAGTACACCGCCAGTATTTAATATTTCCATCGTGACATCTTTTCTAGCCCTTGCATTTTGCGTGTTTAACTTACGGTTATACATAGAATCTGATTTTTCTTTCCCTTCGTTCTTCTGTATAAACTCTTCACGGTATTGTTGGGTTCTGTTCTGCACTTCTTCATCAAATGCTCGTTTTTGTTCTCGGGACATATTTGCATGGACAAGTGAACCAGATTGTTCACGGGTTTCTCGCATCGACTGTTCGTTTGCCATTGCTTTTCTTGCTTCTAGTTGCTGTGGTGTGCCTCCAAATTTTGCACCGAATTCTGCGTCTAATCTTCTTTTCTTCGCTATTTTTATTGACTCACTCATATCCGAGTTATTAATTTCTTCTAATCGAGTGTCATACTCTTTCACATCACCTGGTCCCATTTGCATAGGATTATCGGAAGAATAACTAGCAGTAAAGGTGTCAATATTGACACCTATGGTTTCAGCTTCTTCTTGATTGTTTTGTATAGCTTTAACTAGTGCCGCATTAGCGATTGCGTCAATATCGTTCTCAGAAAGCTCCTCAGGCTGTTTTCCGGTAGATTCCATCATCATAGACTCGATTTCAGTGGCTTCTGATTTTATTTTTGCCACTAACTCGTCACCGCCTGGATTGTCAGCTATTTTATCTAAGTACTCATTTGCAAGCGTATTTGATTCCTTGAGGTCTTCTTCACTTACTGGAATTGCATCTGCAATTGCTTCACCTGCCGCACCACCTGCCGCACTGCCGGCAAAATATCCAATGGCGCCACCTACTATGCCACCAATAAGAGTCCCAACAACAGGGATAGCAGAGCCAACAGCCGCGCCGACAGCCGCCCCAGCCAGCGCACCACCTGCACCGCCTGCTCCACTGCCGATAGCCTCACCTTTTCTTGATTGCGCCTCTTCAGCGGATATTTCTAATCCTTCTAAGTCTCTCTCAGCCCCCATCGCTCCGGAGACCGCTTCATATGCACCTAAACCAACCCCAAGCCCAGCACCACCAAGACCCCTAGCAACTCCGCCAGCACCTCTCAGTAGACTACCGCCGGCTGATTTGGCGCCTTTCATCAGACTACCTGCTTTATTTTTACCAGCGGCAAAAAGATCCTTGCCTTTCATCATAATACCAGTTGCTAATGCTCCTGAGAAAAACCCAGGCCCAGAGTCAGATTCTCCTCCACCGCCTCCTCCACTACCAACACCTTTCTTGAGCAATGCAATCACGCTGTCGCCCTGCATTTTTGTCATTGCAGGTTCTTGCTTTCGTAGTGTGGCGAGTATTTGTTTGGAGACTGATAATTGATCTTTGCCGCTTTTATCTAACTCTCTGAATTCAGGGTCTGATTTACTTTCCTCCTGAATAGCTTTTATATCTGCGACATCTGCCTGTATTTGCTTTAGCTCGGGACTAACCCCGACTTCTTGACTTGTGTTAGCGGATCCTTTCTGTTTTCCGCCACCGTAGCCTCTTATACGGTCTCTTTCTTCAGTGCTACTGAACATCTTGCCCATTTTACTATCAGCACCAAAAAAGTTAGCCGGAGAGAAAGTCTCCTTCATAATGTTACCGAAGCCTTTCGTATCTCGGTTTACGCGGAGACTATCTTTTATCATTCCGATAGACTCTTCAACGAATCTATCTTTGGTGCTTCTAGTATCTTCAGCCATTATCGTTTAGCCTTTGCCTTTTCTGCTTTATTTTTTAAATGTTCTATTAGCATAGCGATGTAAACTTGCCTTTCCCACGGCATCCAATTTTCAACTTCAGTCAATGAGTATTTATGTTCTTGCATTAATAAAAAATTGGTCTTAAAATAATTTTGAAGATTATCATGGGAAAGGCTCATGCGAAAAAATTTTGATAGCCATTAAAGTCCATATAATTAGGACGGTCACATTTACTACATTTAAAATTAACACTGTACTCTAGTGTAGGCATTGTTTCAAAGAATTTTCTAATATTGGTAAATTGCTCAATTGTCAAATTTTCTACCCAATTTTTTCTTTCTTCATCTGAAGATTCATATGCATTAAAAATTTCATCGTCTTGATATACAATGTGAACACACTGCGAAACCACTGCATATAATTGCTCTGAATTTTCACTGTCCAACAATTTCTGCACTTCAAATGCAGTTGGGTACTTCATGTCAACAAACATCGTATCATCTAATTTTATTTTACTCGAATGATCTTTGTGCGTAGATATCTTTATTTCAGTCAAATCGATAGTGTGATTATGAGAAGTCCCACAACCTCCACATGACAGACCCAGCTGAATCTTGCTGCCTATAGATTGGCTTCTAAGATCCATGAAAATTTTCTGCAATGAAAATATAGGCAATTTCTCACCATCAATTTCTCCAAATGAGCAATTAGTAACAATTTGTTGGGTTGCTCTAATCATGTCATCTTGCTCACCTGATTCATTGGCAAGCACAAGAAGTTTTTCTTCTTTTACAAGAAACGGTCTAAACTTCTTGATTTCTTTTGTGTGAGGTATTTCAATTTCAAATGTAGGGGTGTCGATTGATGGTAATGCCATTATATTCTCCAATAATTAAATTCTTCGTCCGCGGGGGGTGCCTGCCACACCGGATACGGCTGAGTTAATAGGAACTGTCGATGCCGATATGCCGTTTGAGTCAGGGGTCCAATATTTGTAAGCAAGCGACACTGAAACTCTTGCCACTCCTTCATTGCCATGAGAAAGTGGAGTGAGAGAAATATTTCTCGGCAAGCAATCTACCAAGGTCCAAGATTTTACAATATCGTCTTTTCTGTTCAATGCATGAATAACTACGGTACCGACAGTATTGTTGTAAAAACTTATTTCTTTGCTAATTGGATTCACACAACTGAACATCCAGTTTTCAAAGTAATCTCTTACATTCCAGCTACTGTCACAATAAAATGTAAATGTAGCGTTATCTCCAAAGAATTCTATTCCATGCGCTCTAGGCTCAGTCCAGTTTCCTATTTTTGTAGGCGTGTAAGGAACAATAAGTCCAGGCACCGAAGCATCTTCACACAAAATAGATATTGCCTTAGCGTCTCCGGGACCAAAGATTTCTACCTCAAACCGATTGCTTCTTGCTAAATCTTCGCTTCTTACTTTTGATAAAAAGTCATTTAAACTGAACCCTGCCATTATAGTGACTTCCTCGATCTATTGAATACTTGCTGTTTTGTTAGCCCTTCAAATTGTTCGACTGGTAACATAGCTGCCGTATACCAATCTTCAGGATTTACTTTTAAAATTCTTGATCTTATGTTAGAGTAAAGATAACGCTTTACTGTAGGTTGGACTCCAGGGAATCTTGAAGCAGATTTCAATATGTTCCAGCTCAGTTGCAATTCGGTATCGCTGGTTACTGTTTTAGTGCTTTTAGTTTTCATCAATGCTTCTAGCAATTGAAATCTAATCCCGTATGGAAGATAATGTAAATTCAATCCGTAAAAGCCGCCTTGAGCATCTTCGTAAGGAAATACAAGAGGAAATCTATCATAGTAGGGAAGAGATGCTTTCGTCTTGGGGTCGTACAGATACAGGTACATACTACCTACATCCGGTCTCCCTGTCATTTGCCCGATGTCTGAGCGCATCAAAGCTCCCGGAGTATCAAACTGATTTCCGAGTGAACGAATTTGTCGCTGAAACCAATCAAGCGGTCTGGGTTGTAATTGAGCTTTAGCTCTGATATCTTGTAAAGTAGCCATGTGACTATTTATACGAGATACCTAGTTCCTTTTCCGTGATTATCTTAAATTCCCATCCCTTATCAAGACAATATTCTTTAGCACTTTGCCACTTTGCTATATTCACACCCCACTGTTTTACTTCACTGATAAATCTCTTTGTCTTTCTTTTGGGTATCTTAGGTTCTTGTGTGAATCGAAATGGTTTAACTTCTATCAGATATGTTGTATCTTTCACTCTAATAATAAAGTCTGGGTAGTATCTATGCACTCTGTTGTCTAATGGTGATCTATAGGGTATCACAATCTCTTCAGACCCCCATGCAGTGACATCGGCATTCTTGTCACACCAATTCATGAATTTTAGCTCATATCCAGAGCGATAAATAATATTAGATGGATCTCCTTTGTACTTGTGAAGATTCTTGGGATTAAATCGTCCTTTATGTATTTCTTTGTTATAAGTCATATAAATAGTCGATAAATTAACAATTCTCTAAGGTATTTATTCTAATGGCAGATGACAATTTCGTACCCGCGGGGTCAAGGCGAAGAGCGCAACGAGAACAGCAGAGGGAAAATAACTCTACTGTAATGCCTCCTAGTGATGATGTGGATAACACTGTCAACAATGAAGACATACGATCTTCAAAAGATTCTGCTATCACTAAGAACACGACTAGCAAGAATAACCAAACAACAGAAGAACTGCTAGATAAAGTAGATAAAGATACAAGAGGCACCGGCGCATTTACAAATCTTAGATATCCACAAGTACCACAAGGCGCAGAACAGCCACATTCAGTTGTGTTTAGAATAAAAATTAGAGAGCAGTCTAAAGCAGGTCAAGCATTAGCTGGAGAAAATCCTGATAAAATAGTATATGATCCTAACAGCAACAATAGATTAAATAATGACCAATTAGGAAATATTGCCGGGGGTGTTGGATTTATTGCAGGTGGTGGATTAGCAGCCGCTCAAGGAGACACCGGATTTTCTAAAACTGTGTTGGGTGTTTTGGGGGGCACTGCAGGCTATGCCGGTGGCAAGCTGCTCGGTAATTCTTTTGCAAAAAATAGACTTGTAAAAACAAATTCGTTAATTACATTGCATATACCTCAAGCACCTAGTGTTGCATATAGCGCACAGTGGCAAGATCAAGATTTAGGAGCATTAACTGGTGTTCTTGCAAAGGGCGCCATGAACACAATGGATGTTCTTACAAGTGGAGCGGGGGTTGAATATGCGGCTAGAACTTTAGGCGCATTAGCAAATATACCCAAAGAGTTTGGAGTTGATTTAGATGTTTCTGGTGCAATACAGGCGGCATCAGGAAAAGTTAGCAATCCCAATAAGGAACAATTGTTTAAATCGATGAATTTTAGGACTTTCACATTTGATTATAAGTTTGCGCCTAGAAGTAAAGATGAGTTAGAGCAAGTAAGAAAAATAATTAAGACATTCAAAAAAAATATGCATTCCGAAAAAGATTCTTCAGGCCTTTTTTTGATATACCCATCTGAGTTTGATATTGAATTTAGGTATAACGGCAATACAAGTTCATGGTTGCACCTAGTAAAATCTTGTGCGTTATCTGACATAAGATTGTCATTTGGTAATGGCGATACATTTACTACATTTGCAGATGCAGAAGGTGCACCATCAGAAATTACTATGTCATTAGTGTTTAAAGAACTAGAAATCCTCACCGCAGATGACATAGAACAAGGGTACTAATTAAATGTTTTTTTCATATTTTCCAAAACTATTATATCCGTTTGACGAGAGAAGAGAAGTTGTTACAGATATCTTCAGGAGAGTGGCTCCGAGAGATAAATTCATAGTGAATGAAACATATCTTGATAAGCATGTTCTCAAAGCAGGGGAAAGACCAGAAGATATAGCGTATAAACTTTATGGGGATGCCGAGTTGCATTGGGTGTTGTTGCTTATTAACAATATTATCGATCCTTTCAATGATTGGTATTATACCCCTGAGCAAGTAGAAGCTATGGTAAAGCAAAGATATGGCGAGAATAATGCGAATGCTACTCACCATTGGGCTACTTCAGATAGACCAGAAATATGTGTTGACTATAATGCTGAAAAATTAGCAAGCGGTGAGATATTTGAGGTCTCTCACTTGGAACACGAATTAATTGAAAACGATGCAAGACAAGAAATAAAAATATTACACCCAAGATATTTAAATAATTTTGTCACTGAATTTAAGGAATTGATTAAACAATAATGTCTAACTTACAGCAAACTGCCGGCGATATTGTTGTAGAGAAAATTGATCTCATAACCTCAACCGGAGAAAAAATAGACCTAACTAATTTTTACATGGAGATAACTCTTAGTGAGAGTATTTACAGTCCATGCATGTTTGGTAATGTAGTCATTGCGGATGCAGCCAATATATTAGGAAAGGCTTTTTTTGGTGATGAAAAATTAGTATTGCGAGCGAAATCTCCATATTTAGAAGATAACCAAATAAATGTAATAGAAAAAACCTTTGATGTGTATTCTATTACAAATAGAAAATTAGAAAACGACAGACAACAATTCTTTTCTATTGATTTCATGTCACCCGAAGCAACTAATGACAGCATAACTAAGGTCAACAAGAAATTTAAGGGAAGCACTGATGCAATAGCATCTGAAATTTATAATGAATATTTGAGTGAGGGTGTTCCTCTTAAATTACTTGACGCTCCTCATAGCACAAACAACTTTGAATTTATTTCGACTTACTGGTCACCATTTAAGTGTCTAAATTACTTAGCTAAAAATAGTATTGGGTCTGAATATTTGATGCCCAATGTTATGTTTTTTGAGTCAAATAAGTTTTTCTATTTTACTTCATTAACATCATTGGTACAAGAGCAGAAGAAGGCAAAAGTACTATACGATGAATACAGCTATCTAAATAATTTAGATGAGATATTTGAAGGAAAGGAAGAAAATAGAAGAGGTGGGGGATACGCTTATACCTCTCCATTCTTCTCTAATACACAAATAACTGTTAGTGCAATAGATTATCCTGTGTATGATGACCAACTTAACAATAGACAAAGTGGATATTACGGTAGCACTACCTTTTCATATGATTATTCAAATAAGGATATGTATGATATAAGGTTCGACTACACAGGAAACTCGGAAGCAAAAAATATTCTACCAGAGAATTTCTATACTTTTAAGCATATAACTAACAACCCTCCGTTTCCTAGAGAGCTGGTTAAGTCTAATCCATTATCAGTAATAAGATTTAAAGCAGGGGCATCTGGGTTATTTTCTGAAAACGATGCATTTAATATTGAGCAAGTTACTGCAACTTGTTATAGACACACAGCATTGGCAGAAATGAAAGCTATTGTATATGAGATTACGGTTCCCGGAAAAACAGATGTTGAAGTAGGTAAGTTGATTAGATTTAATTACCCGTCAGTTGGAGAAAAATTAACGAATCCATCATTTGATGATTTGCTCGATCCAAAAGTTTCAGGTATATACATTATTACAGGTATTAGGCACAGTATTACACATCGTGGACATACTATGATGCTTGAAATTGTTCGTGACAGTATAGAGGAAGGTTGATTATGTATCCCGAATTTACATGGTGGCAGGGTGTGGTCGAAGATAGAAACGACCCCGCAAAGATTGGCAGAGTACGGGTGAGAATTTTGGGCTATCATACACCCGATAAATCGGAATTACAAACAGAAGACTTGCCGCTTGCAGTACTAATGAATCCAGTAACTTCAGCAAGTGTTTCAGGTATTGGACACTCAGCCACTGGGCTTGTCGAGGGTTCGCATGTATTCGGGTTCTTTGCTGACGGACCTGATTGTCAAATACCAGTCATTATGGGTTCTCTTTCTGCATTGTCTATGCAACCCCCCAACGAAAAGGTAGGGTTCAACGATCCAAATGGAGTCTATCCATTTAGTGATAATAATGCAGGAAGAAACACCGTACCCGAGTCTGACATTCCCCGGCTTTCTAGAGAAGATGTAGCAGAAAAGCATTTCTCTCTTGCGATTAAAAGAGAAATGAAAGTTGAGGATGTGCCAATTGCGTTTGCCCCCGAAATAGAAGGGGATTCAGTGCAGGCAAGAAGAACAGAATCTTTTTGGAGCGAACCAGATCCTCAAGGGGCAAGCAAAACAAAAACAAAGTATCCTTATAATCATGTAAGAGAAACAGAAAGCGGGCATGTGTTTGAAGTAGATGATACTCCAGGCGCAGAAAGAATTCACACTTTTCATAGAACAGGAACATTTGAAGAGATTCAGCCTGACGGGACAAAGGTACATAAAGTCGTTGGTGATGATTATGAAATTGTCATCAAAGATAAAAACTTGTTCATCAAAGGTGACTTTAATATAACAGTTGAAGGCGACTTGACTTTGAATGTCAAGGGTGATTATTATGAAGACATTACAGGCAATAAGTTTTCTACTGTCAGAGGAACAAGACATGAGAAAACACAGGGCAATCATGTAAGTGAAATACAGTCAGATTACAGCATGAATATCAACGGTAACAGAGGTGTTCGTGTTGGCAGTCAAGGCGGTTTGGGATTGGGCGGCGATAAACTTTCTGTTCTTGGTCGTCAAGACATACTTGTTGGGCAGAACCAAAATACACAAGTTGCAGGAAAAGTAATTCAGTCTGGGTTGTTAGGATTCAATATTACAAGTGAATTAGGCGCATATCGTGTATTTGCAATCAAAGATATGGACTTCGGCACTACAACGCTTGGTTCTATTAGTTTCTCTGCTGGAAACTTTAATGTTGGTGCTACTATTGCAACAACTATCAATGCTGGACTTGCATATACAATGAATTCTCTGGGGACGAATATACAGACATCTGTAGCCGCTACGAGTATAACATCTGCCGCATATTCCGTTACATCGGCTGCGGCGACTTATAGACATGCGGCAATGTCTATGACTAATGCAAGCACCAATATCACCGGCGGCGCTAACTTCACAGTCACTGCCGCGCTGATTACTTTGAACTAAGGGGATAATATGAGTTGCGGACCAGCAGAATTAGTAAAAAACTTATCAGCCAATATCGAACAGACGCTTGATATTGCAGACAAGGCACTTACCGTACTGCCTTTAAAAATTGCAACTATTCCTGGCTATGTGGAACTACAACTTCTTACTTCTCTCAACCAAAAAGTAAAGTTGATTAAGCAATTGTTAGAGAACCCACTTGCCGCTCTAGGGGGGCTTGTTCCAGGGTTGCCTGCTGACATGCAAAAATTCCTAAATGATTTTGGTGGAGTAGCGGCGGGTATCGCAGGCGCGGCAGTTTACCTAGACGATATGAAAGACAAGTATGGCGACTTGGATGTCGATATTGACAATATCGTAGGTGTTCTGAATGAAGTCGGTAACGATCTCGAATTGCTGTGTGAAATTGTACCAAACATACAAGACATTGGCGGCACCTTTGTTCTGAAAGGATTCCCGCTAAAACTACCTGAGATTAATGTTAAAAACATAATCAAAGAAGGCGAGTTTCCAGATATTATAGCAGACTTCAAAAATGCGGCATCAAGAGTAGATGTTGATCTAATATTAGATCCTGACAAACAAGGATTTACCGTAAGTGAGGCTCCAGGTGAAGCATTTAGAATGAATGGCAGACCAAGATTTGCTAGAAAAAGAAATCGGTTATTAGATGATTTATTAGGCGGCAATCCTTTTGGTGCTTTGCAAGATGGCTTTGGGGGTAATCCTCTAGGCGACTTGTTGGATCAAGTTGAAGGCGCAGTGGATAGCTTTTCTGGGGGCTTAGATACTATTGTAGACCAAGTGGTAGATACTGCTACTGATGCTATAGAAGATGCGTTACCAAATCCATTAGATACTTAAAGGACATATAAATAAACATATGGCTAATGTAACTAGAACTTATTCCGACATTGATATGAGCTTTACGCTCAATACTGTCACGGGAGACATTTACAAAAAGGTTGATGTAAATGCAGTAAAGCAGGCTATGAAGAACCTACTGCTTACTCCATATTACAGCAAGCCTTTTACTCCCAATTACGGGTCTCCTATAGCAGGTCTGCTATTTGAGCCTATGGATATGGGAACTGCAAGTGCTATTTCTATGCTGGTTGAAGAAGCTCTTAGTAACTTTGAACCAAGGGTCAGGGTAGATCAAGTCAGTGTTTATCCAAATTATAATGAGGATGAATACAAAATACAAATAGACTTTTATGTTAAGGGTGTGAGACAGCCCCAGGTCTTTAACACTAGTCTGAGGAGACTTAGGTAATGCCTAGTGTTGCAATCGCTCCCGGAACAGTAGTTGATACTGCAGGAGTAGGCGCCATTACTCCATCTAATGCAACTGTTCTTAGTGGAGGATCTCCAATATTATTGATAGGAGATGTGGTAGTTGCGCATAGCTCAGGTGCTATTACACACCCAGTAAATGCGGTATCAACTGGCTCAGTTACCGTGAGAATAAACGGCAAAGGGGTCGCATTTCAGGGATCAATCGCGGCATGCGGCGGACCTGTTACTACAACATTCAACCCAACAGTCCAAATTGGCGGCTAATAAATAAAATAAACGAGAGTAAAGATGGCAACTAAAAGACTCACAGAACTAGATTTTGAAGGTATTAGACGAAATCTAAGGCTTTATCTTCAAGACCAAGAGCAGTTTCAAGACTATGATTTTGAGGCGTCAGGGCTTTCGGTTCTCATTGACCTCTTAGCGTACAACACACACTATAATGCGATTCTCGCTCACATGACAGCGAATGAAGCATTTTTGGATTCAGCTACAAAAAGAAGCTCAGTTTCATCTATTGCAAAAACAATGGGATACACTGCTAGGTCTGCTAGAGCGGCTAGAGCAACAATTAACCTGACAGTAGTACCAGACCCAACTTACACTTCAAGTAGTTTCACTCTTCTTAGAAGCGCAGTATTTACCACCACGCTCAACGGCAAACGATTAAATTTTTACCCTTCAAAAGATTATTTTATTAATAAAAGTTTGCTCGCTGATGGAACTGAAGTTTTTTATTTTGAGAATGTTGTACTTGTAGAAGGTACTATTGTAAATAACTCAGAATTGGTTGAAGCTACAAACAGACAGGGCCCGGTGTTGATGGCTAACCCTGATGTTGATACCACTACAGTGAGGTGCAGAGTACAAACTTCTCTCACGGATATCAATGTAGTAACCTATAACTTCTCAGACACAATCATTGAAGCAGGAGCTACTTCTGAAATATTCTTTATTGAAGAAGCGTTAAATGGATTTTATCAAGTTGCATTTGGTGACGGTATTATTGGTAAGAAACTTGAAATTGGCAGTGTTGTTCGGTTGGATTACATTGCAACGAATGCCGAACTAGGTAACGGAGCAAAAGTATTTACTCCTCCTGCAAATCTTACTGGGGTAAACTCGACAGTTACACTTAATTTAGTGACCACTTCTTCGGGAGGCGCGGCACAGGAGTCAGTAGACAGCATTCGATACAGCGCACCTAGATTCAATGCGACAAAGAATAGAGCGGTTACCGCAAACGATTATAAAAGTCTTATTTTACAAAACAACCCAAATATAAAATCCGTAGCAGTATGGGGCGGAGAAAACAATAGCCCTCCCATATATGGCAAAGTGTTTGTTTCTCTTCAAGCGAGAGAAGGTTTGGTTGTTACTGAAGACGATAAAACGACAATACTCAGAGACTTCATTGCACCTAGACAGCCGGTTGCGATAACTACCGAATTCGTAGATCCTGAGTTTACCTATATAGGAATAATTGCATCCGTTGATTTTGATTCAAAAAGAACTAGACTTACTTCAGGTGAAATCGAAACTAGTGTATTGGGTGAGATCAACAGCTATTTTAACACTTCTTTGAATTCACTTGAAGCTAATTTTTATTATTCAAAATTAGCCGCTAATATTGTCAATACTTCTCCTTCTATTGTAGGCGTCAACTTATCACTACGATTACAGAAAAGAAACACCCCAACATTCAATAGAAGTTTGAAATACATTTTTGATTTTAATAACAAGATTAACCCCTATGCGGTAAGTAGTAATTTCTTTACTGTTAATATTAACAGTAAAACTTACAAAGTGGTGATGGCAGATGTGCCAGATGCAACGGTAATTGCACCCTCATACAGTGGCGCAGGTAAGATTATATTAAAGACCGCACAGGGCGGGGAAATCGTTAATCCTAACGCAGGAACTATAAACTACGATACCGGAAAAATCATTCTTACTGACTTAACAGTAGTTAATCTTTTATCCGCATCCTCTACATTGAATGTTTCGGCTACCCCTCATGAAACAGCAAAAGATATTAGAACTGAATTTTTATTGCCGGTGACAGAAATTGTCCCTGGTGCGGCGGCAGTTTTGGCCAAGCCGTCAAAAAATGTAATTCTTTCTCTAGACAAGACGACTGCAAACATACCAAACAATATTTTTGCAGGCGTTACGGTTACAGCAAATGCTAAGGTAAGTGATTCCTAATGGCTAGAACTGGTCCTAATTTTAGACGGTATATACAGTCTATTGAAATAACCAATCCAGGTAACGGGTATAGTAGCTCGGATCCCCCAACGGTTTATGTTTCTCCCCCTGACTCTACAGTCGATGTAACTCAGAATATACAGGCAGTAGTAAGTTTAGAGATTGCTAATAATGTTGTTGAATCAATATCCATCACAGAACCGGGTGATGGATATGCGACTATTCCTGATGTGAAACTTATTGGCTCACTTTCTTCGGTAAGTTTTGATTCTCAAGTAGATGAAAATAGAGACTCTGGGACATTTTTAAATGTTTCAGCAGTTGGTTCTTCTGGTGTAGGTAGTGGTGCTCTGTTTAGAATTGTAGTCAACAATGTTGGTGAAGTTACTGGTGCTACTGTAACTACGAAAGGAACTGGCTATGCTGAAGGCGATATAATCTATATTGCTGATACTGCGATTGGGGGAGATGGGTCTGCCAGAAATATAGAATTAGAAGTTACTTCAATTTCAGGCGGCGGCTCAGGTGCAATTTTTACACCTTCTATTGACTTTATCAATAGACCACAACAATATTTTCATCAAAACACTTCTTATATTACTGAATTTGAAATTCCAGAATGGGTTAGAATAGAGTATCCTAAGTATGCTGAATTCATTAAAGCGTACTTTTCTTTTATGGATGCAGATGATAGTTATACAGCATCTTTAGGTACATCTACTGCTTCTCCCAACTATGTGCTTCAGGAGTTGATTGACAGATTCAGTGTATCGCACTATCACGGAGATTTCTTAGAGTCTCTATTACAACAGTATGCGATTGATTTTCCTGAAGATAAACAGATGGATACTAGGTTTCTAATTAAAAGAATTAGAGATTTCTATTCGTCTAAAGGATCAAGCGAAAGCATTAAGACATTCTTTAGAATGGTGTATGGAGAAGAAGTAGATGTATTCAAGCCATATGAATATGTTTTAAGGCCTTCTGATGGTATTTGGAGTGAAGAAACCTCAATCAAAGTATACCAAAACATAGAAAGAACTGATGGTGAATTGTTTGATCCTCTTCAATTCAGGGGAAGAAAAGTAGATATCTATTATTATGATTCTACCGGTTCTATCACTGCAAGAGTTCCTATAAACACTTCGGTTTTAAGAGCGAAGAAAATTGCGTACACAAATCCTACAGCATTTGAGTTGACAATTGATGTCCCTGCAGGAACTGACATACCAGGGTACGGGGTTGAAGGAGATATATCTGCGGTTCTCGGAGGAAAGATTTCTTCAGTGACTAATATAGGAACTGCGGATCCCCTGCGTGTTGCAGACACTTACGACATTAATTCTGGGTTCACTACAAATGGTAACGGTGCTGGGGCAGAATTTACAGTTGTTGTAGACGGCGTAGGTGCTGCCAGCATAACAGTTGATACCGTTGGTGACGATTACGCTCCCGGTGAAACAATCACTATACCCGACAGTTTGTTAGGTTCCGGTGGTGCCGTAGACTTGACATTTGATGTTGATGATATAACGGAAGGCAAAATATACAGCGTAACAATCTTAAATGGCGGGCAAGGATACAGCGCAAACCCAGACATCGCAATTATTCCTGACAACAATGATAGGAATGGTATCAGTACACCGGCAGTTTTAGGCGCTAGGCTCACTGATGGTGTTATCACTGAGGTTGTTATAATTGAAGGGGGCGAGGGTTATAATAATCAACCGGCACTTCAACTAAGTACCAGTGCATATAGAACATATGTTGCAAACGAAAACACAATCGATAACATTAATAATAAATTAGCCTTCTTGACTAGAGTTTTGAATAGTGTCTCTGTTGTGAGCGACAGCGGTGCTGCCAATGGCGGATTCAAAGTCGGTAATACTTTTAAAGTATCGGAATCGGGCGACATATTAGGCGTATATGCCATTGATTATTTTGCTGAGGATTACACGCTAACGGGCATTGACAACAATGCATATGTCCGGGTAACTGCAATTTCATCTTCTGGCTATCCTACTAATTATGAAATCATTGCTACTGGTGTAGGTTTCCAAAGACCCGGATTTAATTTTACCATTACAAGTGATATAGGCGAAACTGCCATATTCACTTGCGCAACAGGTTTTGCACATACTTACCCAGGAAGATTTAAAGATTCTAGGGGATTCCTGTCTGATGCCAATAGACTACAAGATAATAAAATTTATCAATCATATTCTTATCAGGTAAGGTCTTCTTTATCTAAAGGAATCTGGGGAGAGTTGCTAACAAGAACAGCTAACCCTGCAGGCATGGTCGCTTTCTCTGACTTGCAAATTCTTCATAATGTAGATTTTGGCATTACATTTAATGTTGTTCCTGATTTGTTTGCGTTTAGAATTTTTGTCCCGCTGGATCCGGTAGAGGTTTCTGAATTAGTAGAATTGGGTTTCCATAAGCCTGCAATTACAGATTCGTTTTCTACGCAGGATGACGAAGCATTTCTTGAACCTGGACTAGTTAAAAATGAAAATCCAGATGCTGATGACACGGTATACCGATTTGATGTTACAACGCAAAAGTCTGAAAACCCAGACATTTCGGAAAATGTTGCAAAGGACTTTGAGAAGAATAATATCACCGATTCGGTAGATATGACTGAGTTGGTTTTGCTTGTCAAACTTATTCAGAGATTCCCAATAGATTCTACAGATGTTGCTGAAACAGTGCTTCTTGCATTGCAACTAAATAAAACAGACGATGTTGCAGTAGACGATGATCCCTCTTTAGAGCCACAGTTAGTAAAAACTGAAAGTGCGGTAACTGCTGATGCAGATACACTGACTATTGGTCTGAATAAAACTGAAACACCAGATATGAATGATTCTCCAGTTTTTCTTTTTGATGGCATAAAAGCAGACGATTATGAAGTATCTGACGCAGGCGTTATCTATATGCAGAACTATATCAATGGAGATTATTTTGCAGAAGATTATGTAGAAAGTTACCCTGGCGTATCTTCCACTACATTTTAACCATATAAATAAATACACAACCTTTTAGTACTAGGAGACTATAAACAAATGCTTAATCAATCTAAATTCAACGCCAAGGGACGAGTTAAATTACAACTTATTTCGCCTGAAGGCACAATTAAAAGTGAGCAAGTTGTATCTAACCTTGTTGTAGATACTGGACTTGATTTCATTTCTTCTCGCATGGCAGGAACTTCTGAGGCAGTAATGTCTCATATGGAAGTTGGTACAGATAACAGCGCACCGGGCGCCTCAGATACTACTCTCGGGACTGCAATTGCTGGATCCAGAGTTGGTTTGACTACAACGACGGTCACTGATAATGCTATTGAGTATGTCGGGGATTTCCCTGCAGGAACAGGAACAGGTGCTATTGTTGAAGCCGGGGTGTTCAATGCTGCCTCTTCTGGAACAATGCTTTGTCGTACTATTTTTTCTGTGGTAAACAAAGGATCAGATGATACACTAAAAATCACTTGGACCATTACTGTTTCTGACACCTAATAGTCTAATATAGGAGTTAGAACATGTCATTGCTAGTTAGAAGAACTGGTCGTCAACAGTTAGCTAGATCCTTTTATCGGGACATCTACAACGAAAACGACTTTTATTATATGTTTGTCTCTAGGGCTTACCCATGGGCAGATGACAACAATCCTGAGCTTCCTAGAGATTCTCAGTATTACTTGCAACAATATAAGCATGATATGCTTTTTGTTAAAAAGGTTGAAGCGGCTGATGCGGTTCTTTTAACTAATCGCTATGATTGGGAAACAAATACAACCTACGACCAATATGATGATGAGTATGCAACGGGTCACCCTGCATTTTCAGGGGTTACTAATCTAGCAGACGCAAAGTTTTTTGTTCTTACGGATGATTTTAATGTCTATAAGTGTTTAGACAATAACAACAATTCACCGAGTACAATTAAACCTACATCTACTGGAACTGACACATTTGAATTAGACGATGGATATGTTTGGAAGTTTTTGTTTCAGGTTGGTTCGGCTGACAGAACAAAGTTTTTGTCTCAGAATTATATTCCTGTAAGAAAGGTGGCTGGAGCGGGTCAACCCGAGTTTGATGTCAATGGAGAAATAGCATCTATTTCAGTTACTACTGGGGGGTCTGGGTATACTACTGCCACTGTGATTATTCAGGGTGACGGCACAGGAGCTACTGCAACCGCTAACATTGTTGGTGGAGCTATTGATTCAATTACAGTAGATACTGCGGGAAGAGGATATACCTTTGCGTTTGTTACTATTAACGGTGATGGAACATTAGCCACTGCTGAAGCAGAGTTGGGAACTACTGAAACTCCTACTCTTCAACAGGCGGTTGAATCAACTGCGATATCGGGCACAGTCGATAGAATAGTAATTACTGAGGGCGGACAAGACTACATCAACAATGATGTTGTTGTGGTCATAACTGGTGACGGTGCAGGCGCAACGGCAAGTGCTACGGTAAATGCCGCTGGTGCTATTACTGCAATTGTAATGACTTCTCCGGGTTCTGGATACACATTTGCACATGTAGGATTAGATCAAGCAACAGGCAACGGCACAGGAGCAATTCTGCGTCCTATTGTCAGCCCATATGAAGGGCATGGGGGAAATCCTCCCAAAGAATTATTTGCTACTAATGTCGGAATCACTGCTACATTTACAAGTACTGACGCCGATATTATAATCGGAAATGAATTCAGGCAAATTGGTCTCATTAAAAACCTACAAAATTTTGCTGAGACTGCTATTTACAATGCCTCTATAGGCACCCCTTGCCATGTAGTTACTGTATCTAATCCAGAAGATTATAGTTTAGACGATATTATCACAGTCGATTCAGGCGGTAGATTTAGAGTCATTCAAAAAATAGATTCTGATAATGATGGAACAATCGATACGGTTTACTTACAGGAAGTATATCCTGGAATATCAGTTAGCTCTTCTTTGAATAATTTGAATACCGGTGTTACCGGAATGAGTATAAATAGTTTGACAGATCCGGAAATCTCAAATCATACAGGCGATGTTATGTACATAGACAACAGAAAGCCCATCACTAGAGATGCCGACCAAGTAGAAACTGTTAAAATAATTTTAAATTTTTAGGACACCCAAAAGATGGCATTGAACTTAAACACAGGTCCTTACTACGATGACTTTGATTCGGCAAAGAATTTCAACAGAATTCTTTTCAAGCCGGGCTATGCTGTACAAGCAAGAGAGCTTACACAGCTACAGACAATTTTACAGAATCAAATTGCTAGATTTGGCGAGCATATATTTGTTGATGGTGCTCCGGTTCTAGGCTGCAAAGATGTATTACAAAACTACGATTTTGTCAAGATTAACGATGTCGATAACCTTGGATCTGCTATCTCAAATGACGATTTAGCAACATATGTTGGAGATACAGTAACAGGCGGAACATCGGGTAATGTCGCAGTAATCGCAAAAGTGAAGTCTGGTCAAGACACCGAAACAATCGCTAAAAAAACCGTGTACATTCAATATACTTCGGGTGATAATTCAGATACGGATTCTAAATTTGTCGCAGGTGAAGTGTTAACAGTAACCAGCACAGTTTCAGGGCGAAATGGAAACACTTTTGTTGTTGATTCTAATACTAGCATTGAAAGAAATAAGCATTATCGAGGACAGTCGATTGACTATTCTGTACAAGAAGGGCTTATTTATTTTAAAGGCAAATTTGTAGAACATTCTACACAGTCAATACAGGTAGCTCCTTTTGGTTCACCGGTAACAAAATATGTCGGTGTTCTAGTAAAAGAAGACATTGTAACTTCTGATGATGATTCTACGCTGTTAGACCCGGCAACAGGGACATTTAATTTCAATGCGCCGGGAGCTGACAGATATAAAGTTTATACCGAGCTTGTAACAAGAGACCCAGCAACCGATACGATTGAAGATAATTTTGTAAGTTTGTTTAAAGTAGTCGATGGTAAGAAGTCTACATCCGTTATCGATGAAGACCTTAAAATCTATGGGTTGATTGGAGACAGACTTGCAGAAAGAACATATCTTGAAAGTGGTCATTATTCTATCAAAAATTATAAAGTAGAGGTTAGAGAGCACCTACTTGATATAGATGATGACAATGGAGGATTGGTCGAAGGAGGCTCATCACAGCACATTGCAGTTGGAGTTTCTGATGGTAAGGCAGTTATACGGGGCAGAGTTAATGAGGTTTATGCTCCAAACTATTTCCCAGTAAGAAAAGGTAATGACACAAGATTACAAGAAAGTATCACAACCTCGACCGTATACGGAAACTATGTTCGTGTAAATAACATGGCAGGTGAGTGGGATATCAATACTTCAGGTCTTGTAAATTTCGGGACTGCGCCTCTTAATGCAAACATGAGCAATACAGGAATTCTTTCTGTCACTGCGATTTCAGCGGCAGAGTCTCTGCGGTTAGAAGGCATTTATCTTATCAATGCAGGAGACTATACTACAGAAGCGTCTGGTTCAGATGCTAGATTTATAGTAAGAGTCTCGGCAGCAGGTGCCGCTTCAGTAGAGATAATTGAGGGCGGCACCGGATTTATCGTGAATGAAACAATCACGATTCCTGATGCAAGACTTGGAAACGGTGGTGCACCCAACCTTACTTTTGATGCGGCAACTCTAGGCACAAGTAGATCAAGCACATTTGGAGCAGTCGCTCCCCCAGCAAGTCTTATTGGTACTGCAAGAGTCAGGCATGTAGCGAAAGAAAGTGGGACGCCCGGCGACCCTGAAGCAGTGTACAGACTGTATTTGTATGATATTAAAATGTCTGGCGGTGCGCTAAGAGATGTGCGCTCAGTATATTTTGATTCTGCCACTACTAACTTTAATGGTGCCGGTGATGTTTTGTTTGACAACAATGCAGGCTCTCCCCTGATTTTCAATCAGAAAAGAAATGTGATGGTCTTCCAGATGCCAGTAAAGGCAATGAAGAGTATTGCAGTTGATCCGATCAACACATATGATAACACATTCACATTTCAAAAAGAAATTGATGCTACATTTACTACTACAGGAACATCTACCATCAGTGTAAGCGGAACGCAATCATTCCCTTACTCCACGACTCCCTCTCAATCTCAGTTGGATGATGAGTTTATTATGGTCTTTAAAGAGGCCGTAACTATTGATGGTACTGCTTATGCCGCAGGTGAGATATTTGATATTCAAGAGTCTCACATCGTAACTGCTGGGCCTGCTTCTATTCAGTTTGATATTGGTACATCATTATCAAACACTGCTGATGCAAAACTTTATGTTAAAGTAAAACAAACCGACACTACTCCGGTACCTTTGTCTGCGCTTAAAAGTAGATTTGTAAAAATTGACACGGCTACTAATAGTGAGGGAGCTTCTGGTCCCTGGAATCTTGGTATTTGTAATACATATAAAATTGAAGGCGTATTTGTCGGCGATGCATATAGCGATACAACTACAAACTTTTCAGAACAGTTTGAATTTTTTAACGGACAAACCGATAACTATTATGGTCACTCAAAACTAATTAAAAATAATACATCGGTAGATACTACAAATAAAAAGATTCTGGTTAAACTAAGTTATTTGGATCCTAACTATGCAGGAAGCCAATCTACATATTTTGCAGTAGATTCTTATCCAGCAGATGAATTAACTGCGGTCAATCCAAATTTTTACACATATGAAATCCCTATTCATCAGGCTGCAGGTAAATATAATGTTGATCTTAGGGATGCAATCGACTTTAGACCGTACATAGAAAATACTGCAAGCGATGCAACTACTATAGGAACTGCCTCAGAAAACCCATCTTCTGATTTCAACTTGCGATCAGTGAGCGGCGGCTATCAGTTTCCTATGCCAAGAGAAACTTATAGCACAGACGGAGAGTATTGGTTAGGTAGAGTTGATAGAATCGTTATTGATGAAAATGGACTCCTTAGTAATGTAGAAGGCCAACCAAAAGCAACTCCAGTACCGCCCATTTACAACCCAGGAGTTATGCTGATTTCGGATCTTTACATACCTCCTTATCCTTCTATTCCATATGATTTGGCTAGAAGATATAAAAGACTAGATTTAGCTGTTCGTACTGATGTAAAGCAAAACAGACGATACACTATGCAAGATATTGCGTCTATCGAAAAACGAATCGGAAGACTTGAGTATTATTCTTCTTTGAACTTTATTCAGTCATCTACTGCTGATAAAACAATCCCCGATGCAAACGGATTGGATAGATTTAAAAATGGCTTCTTCGTTGATACATTCACAAATCATGACTTGATGAATGTCAATGACATAGATTTGAACTTTGGTATCGATGATAGGCTACACGAAGGCGGCCCTATTATTAAGGAAGATCACACTGATCTAGAATATAATTCTGTTCTTTCTTCCAACACTGCAATCTCTGGCAATTTAATCACGCTACCATATACTACTCAAGTATTTAGCTCAAATTTGGTTGCGTCAAAGCCAAGAAATTGTATTGGAGAGCTTCTATTTAATTACACTGGTGATATGAGGGTTTGGCCTACATCTGACACAAACAGAGATCCTGATTCTTCCCCTACACCTAACAATATAGTGCTTCAAGGCTCGGCAAACGCACTTACAAATGCGTTTAACAATTTAGGCAATGCAGGCGTAACCAATTCTGTAGTTTCTATGGGTGGGTCAACCGACCAAACTACTACATCTACCGCAACATCTACATCTTCAGCAACATTTGTTGACACTGGTGGATTTGAAGCGACTGTGGTAGAGGCGGATCCTAACGACACTAACTCAGCAGGAGAACCACTAGGGGACACTGTAATCCAGACAGCGGATGTAGTACAAACCGCTACAACTACAACTACAACCACATCCGAATTAACCGTTAGCAGTTCTACTCTAACACAGACAAATTCGGTGTTGAGTGTAAACACAAACAACAATTTTAGTGATTACCAGGAAGGCTCTTTCACGGCAGTAACTGATGTACAGTTTAGTAACTTTTTAAGACAGCGACAAATATTTGTTGAGGCTACTAGATTGAAGCCAAACACCAGATACTATTTGTTCTTTGATGGCGTTTCTGATGCATTTAGAGTGAGAGGGAGTACTAATTTCTCTACTACTGCTAGAATTCGGCAAATTGGACTAAGTTGGTTTGATGGTCTTAGTGCTACTCAGAAATTGGCAAGCTATGGTACATCGAGTTTGCCTGGTTCTGGTTCTTGGAATAATGGATATGTAACTTCTGATTCTACGGGCAGACTTGTACTTCAACTGAAGATACCTCCAAATAGATACCGAGTAGGCAATAAAATTCTTATTATATCAGATGATATTAAGAACAGACAAGGATTTGTTACTTCATCATGTGCTGGACAATACTCTTCTTTTGTCAACTCTACTCTAGAGTCTAGTACACTAAATCTATCTACACAAGTACCTAATATAACAATGGGGTATGTGTCGGCAGGAACTACAACTATTGGAACAGTGACAACCGGGGTTAGCCTGAGTTTGTCATCTGAATCTTCGACTGAACAGACATCGACTAATATCAATGAGCAGTTTGAAATAATTCCTGGAGCTGAACCGGATCCTGCAGACCCGCCCCCAGATCCTGTAGATCCACCGGCGACTGTGGTGCCGCCAGAAGTCACTGAAACCCCGTTACCAGAGATCGTATTTGAATGGGAAGGGTTTGACATGGGCCTATTTGGTAGCTTTGGCATAGACCCAATTGCGCAAACATTTTTTGTCAATAACGGACATGGAATCTTCTTAAAAGAACTTGATGTTTATTTCAGAACAAAGTCGAGCACCAACTCTATCACGATGCAGATTCGAGAAGTTGTCAACGGATACCCAGGATCGCTGGTCATTCCATATGGAAACAAAAACTTACTTCCAAGTCAAGTAAATATTTCTGAGGATGCATCTACGGCTACTACTTTTTCTTTTGATGAACCAATCTACTTGGCTCCCAACAAAGAATTTTGTTTTGTGTTGCTGCCTCAAGGAAATGATCCAGACTATAATATTTGGGTATCTGAATTGGGTCAAAATAAACTAGGAACTACTGAAAGAATACAGGCAGAAGATTCTTCTACGGGTGTGCTGTTTGTTTCTTCTAATAACCGTTCTTGGAACGCTATACAAGCGGAAGATATCAAGTACAGTCTCAAGAGATGTAAGTTTTCTCCTATTGCAGGTAAAGCAGTATTTAACAATGAAGACTATGACTATTTAAAACTTACTGATTTTACAAATGGATTTTTCGCAAACACAGATAGCTTACATGCGTTTGATATTACGCTAACTAATGGCGGTTCCGGATATGCGTTAAATGATGTAATTACTTTAGCATCATTTGGCTCAGGCACCGGCGCAACTCTAACAGTCACTGCCGAGACTTCCGGTGTAGTCACTGCTTTTTCTATAGGAGAAATGGGAAGTAGTTATGCGGAAGGAGATTATTCTCCTATTGCACAATCATCTACTACTGGCGTTGGCTCTGGATTAACAGTTGATATCACTGTCAAAACTGGCAGTGTTGTTGAGTTTAGAAATAAGACTACTGCATGTAAGGCGTATGTGGATGCTAACAGCACATTTGCAGTAGGAGATGTTCTTGGAACAGGATCTACACAAGCTACAATCACTGCAATTGAGAATAGATCGTTTAACAGACTGTTCCATAATTTCACTGATATGTTACCGTCTCAAAATTCTACTATAACATATGAAGTGTTTGGAACTAAACCATCCGGTGTCGCTATACCCGGCAATATTGGACTGCCTATAGGAAGAGCAACCCAAGAATTTACAAAAGAAGAATATGCTATATACTCTAAATCAAATGAATCACTCTCTTTATCTGGAGCTAAATCCTTTAAAGTTGAAGCAGTATTGAGAACACCAAGTGATCTTGTCAGTCCGGTAATTGATATTTCTAGAGCAGGGTTTGATTTATTTGTAAATGATATAAATAATGTTTCTACAAATGAAGAGAGTAGAAACGGCGGTGATGCTACTTGCAGATACATTTCTCGAATTGTACAGCTTACAAGAGACAATTTAGCTGAAGATTTGAGAGTTTACATGGATCAACGAGTACCCAATGATGCAAGCGTTGAAGTGTATGCTAAGTTTAGAGCCGCAGAAGATGATGGTCAATTTAGAGATGATCTCTATTGGGTCAAACTAGAAACAAACAATCTTTCTGCACTACCCCCAGGAAGGTTTGTTGAGATTGAATATAAGGTTCCACTTAGAAATAGCAATCTTGTTGGTCTTGGCGGAGATGCTCAAGATACACTTGAATATATAACTGATAGGGTGAGTAGTACTTCTATCACGGCAGGCGGCTCAGGATACACTGCGGCGCCAACTGTTATATTCTCTGGTGGAGGTGCATGGAAGCAAGCGACTGGCATCGCTCAGATTTCGGCAGGCGCAGTTGTGGGAATCACAATTACTGATCCGGGTCGAGGTTATACTAGTGCCCCTACTATCGCATTCAGCGGTGGTGGCGGAACTGGGGCTACTGCTACTGCAACTACTAGCACCATTACATTTACTAGATATAAGGACTTTGCAATTAAAGTTGTTCTGAAAGCAGGAAATACTTCTGAAGTACCTGCGATCAAGAACCTCAGAGCGATTGCAATGCAGGCATAAATATGAGTACGAATACTAAATTCAGAGAAGTGGGGTCAGGAGTTTTTATCAATATGGATAAAGAAGGGCTTACTCAATATAAAGCAAGAAAAAAACAAGATTCTAAGGTTGATGAAATTACTTCTGATATAAATAGTTTGAAATCAGAGCTATCTGAAATAAAAGAAGCACTTAAAATTTTAATAGAAAAAAACTAGGATAAAATAAATGGCAACTTTAACCACTAGAGCAGGTAAAGGTAGTCCACTTACTAATACAGAGGTGGACACAAACTTTACCAACTTAAATTCTGATAAGTATGAAGCTGGTGATGATATTTCTGTTGCCGCATTGACCTTTTCAGGCGAGCTTGTTGCCGGTTTGGATGGTTCTGTAACTGCGGCGGGAACTACACAAGGCACGGCAACTGCACTCACAAAAACTTATAACATTGTTCAGACGGCGACTTCTAACCAAGGGGTTGTTCTTCCTGATGCAAGCACTGGAATCAAGATTACTGTATATAATTCGACCGCGGTCAATATTAAAGTATATCCTGCTTCAAGTGAAAGCATCGACGGAGGCTCTCTTGATGCGCCTGTAGTTGTAAGACCAGACAATGTAATAGACTTGATTGCTACTTCTGCAACAAGCTGGCAGTCGCTTCTTCCCGATCTTGATGACTTGAATGTTACAACGGTCACCACTTCCGGGGATGTTACAATTGGCGGACACACACAGTTTGGTGTGACTGCGGCAATTGGTACAGCAGGATCAGATCAAGGCACGGCAACTGCACTGGTTGAAACTCTCAGTGTTATTACTACTAATGCGGCAAGCACTCAGGGAGTAAAACTTCCTACTGCGGTTTCAGGTAGAACAGTGACGGTATTTAATGCTACTGCTACAGACTGCAAACTATACCCGAACTCTTCAGATAGTATTAATGGCGGCTCTGCAAATGCATCTATTACTCTGCCGGCAAACACATCTTATACATTATCATGCAAAGATTCCACAGACTGGAGAGTACACAGACCACTAGCAGTATACGACTCTAGCGGTACACTAGTAAACTAAAAGGTGACAAGTTAAATGGCTGGCCCACTAAAGATAAAAACAGACGATATTACTGCGAGCAATATTCAGGGCTTGCAGGAACTGACTGTTGCCGAAATTAAAAATTATACGGCAAACATCATCACGACTGAGTACGCAAGTGCATCTGGTACTGCATCACTTCAAGTAACTTCTGGCGCTCTTTCTGCTGGGTTCACTAGCATTGGCACATTTACCAACAGGGTAAGAAGCGAAGAAGTTGGAGATCACCCAGCCGCCGGAACAACAACATCTACTACTTACACTTTTGGTGAAGCAACTGGGGTAGCGAGTGATACTAAAACCGCAGTTCCTCTTAGATTAGATGGTAACAACAAAGTTGAGCCAGCAACGGATGCTGAGATTGACACCGAAATCTTGGATGAAGTCATTGAAGCAATGATACAAGACGATGCTAATACTGCTGGTCAATATTGGTTAGCGGCAACGGCTCCTGCAGGGGGTACATGGGTTAATCGTGGTCAAGTTGATGATACTCAAACTGACGGAACTACTGTAACAAAGTATCTTTGGCAAAAAACTGCGGCAACTACAGTGCCTGGCTCTTCTACAAACAGAACTCTTGTAAAAGATGGTGGAATAAACATCAAAGAGTTTTCTGACAGTGAACTACAGTCTCTTACAAATAGATTTAGAAATAGAATTGTCGCAACAAATATTGGTCGATATGAAGTAGTAGCTTCTGCTCCGGGTACGGGTACTTGGCAACAAAAGGGTGAGACTCTTACTGACCAATTAAAAACAGTTGCAGATCAAGCATATGCTGGAGCTTATACCGGGACATATGCAGGAACATATAGCACTGCATTTGCCGGAAACTACACCGGGTATTATGCAGGCTTCTTTACTGGAAATTATACTGGTTATTACACCGGGTTCTACAGTGGTGCGTATGCAGGAACATATACTCTGTTCTATGGTGGTTCTATTGGAGGATATTTCACTGGATATTACACTGGGGCGTATTCTGGGGCTTATGCCGGAACATATACAGGATCTTACAGCACTAACTTTGCGGGCACATACACTGGGTATTATACAGGCAACTTCACCGGCAACTACACAGGGTATTACACCGGGTTCTACACTGGTGCAACGATTCAGGCTACTTCTTCAACTCAGGAATCTAAAAAGCTGTTTTTGAGAATCGCATAAATATATTTGTTATTATTAATTTGTGGAGTTTGTTATGGAACAAGAAAAATATAGAAATCCTATTTGGCAGGATAAAAACAATAGGCACATTGTGTGTGAAATTCTTCAAGGAAATGGAGAATATGCAGTGTGTCATGTTGTCGCCGGACCTGAAGAAGACGGCGGGGAGAATGCAGATTATAATGCGCTTGTGGAGATTTATGGGATTGAAGGCTTAGACGAGAAAACGCAAAAGCATAAAGAATGGCAACTGCGTCAGGCTGATAGAAAAAAAGAACACGAAGAGCAAAAGTTTCAGCGACACAAACAAGAAGTTTTATTTAACATGAAGCTCGAAGCGTTTGAAATCGAAGCTATCAAAAACTCTCAAAACAAAGAACTAAAGAAGCTAATTCGTAAAGCTAAGACTCCCTTAGAAGTACAGGCGTATGCGACTATATTGATCCAAAAGGAACTGGACATCAATGAATAATGGCTACATTTATGTAGCCTCTGTCAATAAAGCATTTTACTACGCCGCAAAAAAATCAGCCGAATCTTTATTAGACTTCTATCCAGAGGCTAAAATCACTCTCTTTACCCATGACTTTTGGGTAGAAGATGAAGACTATGAAATCTTTGACCAAGTAATCACCGGGATACCAGAACATATCAGAGCTAAGTTATGGGCGTTATCTAGGACTCCATATGATAATACGCTGTACATCGATGCTGACACGGTTATAGAACATGAGGACATACAAAATGTTTTCGGCTTGATGAATAATAACGATATCACATTCACTAGAAATCGTCCATATAATGCAAAGATAACAAAGCTATCTGACACAGAAGAAATGATTTATCATTGTGGATTGTTTGCTTACAACAACAAACCCGAAACATTAAAATTGATGAATGCTTGGTACGATCAGTATATTGAGCAGAACAAACCTAATTGGGTATCTGATCCCTATCCTTGGGAAGTGAGAAAATGGGATACATTCAGTATGTGGTATCTGCTAAATAAAACAGACCATGGATTGAAAATAGGCGAATTTCCTAAACCAGATGCAAGATGGAATTTTGTTTGGGGATATTTAGATAATGAGTTGCAAGACACTGAAAGAGTGATTCTGCACTATACAATTTCTGACCGAGAACTTTTTGGCAATGAAGATATTAGAAACAATTAATCCAGAACTCATAGAACTTCTTGAGCCGTATATGCATTGGTTCTTTAGTACTGACTATGAAAGTCTCCCTAGAAATCAAAGAGGAGCAGATAGAGAACACAATCTTTATTCTGCATCCTCATATGATTACTTGAAGGAAGTTATGTCCAACGAGAATCATATTGGCCCGCCCGAAGTATCAAGTGTCCGAGACTTACAGATGGGACCTGATATCCCAAAAGAACACAAACAAAAATCTGCGGAAATAAATGATGCTCTTGTAAAATTTCTAGGAGCAAAGTTTAGCGCAGTGCATGTTTTTTATCTACCAGACGATTTTATGGGTTGGCACAATAACTGGGATTGTCCTGGATATAATATATTAATCAACTATAATCCACGAGGCAAAGGTTGGTTTAAATATTACGATTATGATAAAGATGCGATTGTGACATTAGAAGATACACCTGGATGGTCAGCTAAAGTAGGATACTATGGTGGAAAAGCAGAAGATCCTAATAAACACTACTGGCACTGTGCTGGATCAGAATCTCCTAGACATACATTTGGTATGGTTATACCCAACAAAGAAATGTGGGAGATGATGGTAGAGGATATAGAGGGCTGATTAAACCAGCCCATCTCTCTGCCCTATAATCATGTAACGATCATATTCTTTCTTACCGTCCCATGAGTAATAGTGTTGTTTCTTCGTACCTTCATAATTTATTTCATCGAGACCAACTTGTTCTTTCAGCGCATCAATTGAGTCAACACAGTTGATGCCGTACATCTCTTCAACCACATTGCTATTCTGTAATGCAAATATTGCGTGGGGATTTTTTGTACGCAATTCTTTCAGTGGATACATCTGCTCCGTTTGTATGCAAATCACTACATCAACTTCGATTTTGTTTAGATTTTCAAACTCAAAAGGAATATCTAAATTATGATGTCTAGTTTTAATGAACTTCTCTTGGGCATAATGTTTGTGAAAAATTTTCGACAACTCAATGGCCTCTTCGTCTAAGTCAACCATATGAATCTGAGAAATGTCTAAGTTTTCACATAGCAGAGGTACCATAGGAATTCCTAACCAAGAATTCAAAATCAAAACTCTAAGGTTACCTGTCTTGAGGTAATGCTCTTCCAAGTACTCTTTAAGCTCCTCAACAAGCCATATAGAAGCATCGACATTGTTCTGACTCAGTGAGTCACGAAAGTCCGTGAGTTTGTGCGGCATGCGTTTCTCAATCACATGTAACGCTTCACCCCAGTATTTGTAGTTGTTTATAAAATTAGAATTTAACATCTTCACTTTTACCCATTGAGTCAAAAATACAGATATAGGGAAGAGCCCTATACACATGTTTCTCGGTATCTTGTGGAAATAGATAACCTTGATTAAAACTGTACACCCAGCCTACAGGGAACAGTTTTTGTTTAACAACCCTACGATTGTAAAAGAAGTTATCAAGTCCACGATAATACCATAAAATTTGTTTCTTGTACTTATTAAAGTACTCTTTGATTGCTCTAGTATCAAGAGTGTCATTCCAACGCAATACACTAGAGTTTAAGTCTGTATATTTATGTGGTATGTGCCTAGTATTTTCATACGAATCATCCAAGTCATGCCACCATGTTTTTACAAAGCATAAGCAATCTTCAGGATCAAATTCAGCAATCACATCAATGTTTTTCTGAATGATTACATCCAAGTCAAAAAACATTTTTTCTCCTTTCTGTGTGACAAGTAAATCGTCAAACAGATACATCTTATTCCACCACTTCTCTAAGCGGTTGTTTTCGGGAATAGAAATAACATTTACTTCTTCAGAAAGACCTTCTGGATTTTCAGTGATACAATGAAACTGGAACTCGCAACTCAAGTGTTGCTTACAACTATCTAGAAGCTGATTTACATGAGAAGCAACATATTTGTCGCCCCATTTTACGGTGTAAATATTCATATATACAACCAATCCAATCCAAATGGCTTCCACTTACTATATCCTAAATCGAATAGTATGTTTTCTCCATTACCTCGCTCTAACGCTACAACAGGATGACATTTTTTTAAAGTATCTAACATACCTTTTAGAGCATGAGGCTCATGGCCCTCGATATCTAAATGTATTAAGTCAGGTTCAATTTCATAATCATCTAAGCGAA